TTTTAATTTATATACTATTTTTGAGTAGAGTGCAAGAGATCCTTAAGATGAAAGTACGTTTTTCAGCGATATGGCGTTTATTTAAGTAGCCACAGAAACTTCGGCAGCAATGTTATTGATTGCATTTTCTCTAGTTGCAATCTTAGCCTCTTCGAGTTTAATATCAGTGATAACTTCTTTAATTTTGTCATCAATTCTGACCATATCCAGAGTATATCTACCTTCTTGCTCATACTCCAACTGCCATTTCAACTCCAAGGACCTTTTTTGTTTGTACAGGTCTTGTACCATCTATAACCTCCTCATAGGTTATTCTGTTAACTCGGTCATCATACGATTTACCAAGATATTCCCATTTTATACTTTTTTCTCCAATTTTGTCAAGGATACTCTTTTCAATTGAAGAAGCATTATCTTCAGCTTCTACATCAAAAGATGCATAGTGATCATAAGCCCATATTTTTACTGAGAATTTTTTCATTGAATTTTCATTATATCAGTGAAATGTGGCGGTTTTAAGGCCGCCACATTAAGTTATTTATTACGCACCTGGTGAAGCGTAAATACCTCTAGGGTCAGAACAACCGAAGCTGTATCTTTCTCTAGCTTTGTATCTAACATTACCAGTATCGAAATCGCCTTCCATTGCAGTTTTCAATGGTGCTCTATCGAAATATTTCATGCCATTTGGAACATCAGTAATGATGTAAAATGCATCAGTGTCAGTTAGGTAATGGTTCACTCTATAACCTTGAGGAATCATACCCATGTTTTTCAATGCATTGATATCATTGTCAGCTGTTCCCACTCTGCCTGGAGACTTCATAAGTCTGTCGGCTGTAAATTGCAAAGCAGAAGGGATGATCATTTTCATACCTTTAGCTGCAATTTTAAGACCACGTTCATCAGTAAACGCAGCAATGTCAATCATTGCTTGCTCTAAAGATGTCTCGTTAAGATCCGCTGCAGTAGCTAAAGTGTTGCTGAAAGTTCCAGCAATAGTAGGGTGAGAAGAGTTAATTAATGTAACTCCGTCACCTGTATTGAAAGAACCACTTGGCAGACCATTGTTTAATGGTGCTGCTGCTTTCACTTGTTTAGCATTTGCCATAGATCTTGCTAAAGCTTTTGTGTATCTAGAAGAGATTCTGTCATAGAGGTTGTCCTCCATAGCTTCTTCTGTGATAGCGAAAGCTAAAGCCACTGTCTCGTGAGTGTATCTAGCAGTGAAAGTCTCTTGTGCTTCATCAAATGAAACACCTTGACCTTCAGGTTTTGTTTGTGCGTTTGCAAATCCAGATAACATTACTTCCTCTTCGAAAGCTCTGTCAGAAGATTCCTTTGTATAGATCTCTTCGTGTTCTGAATCGTAACGTTTGTATTCCAGCCCAAATAGTGCATTTAGGCCTGGTTCCAACTCTTTTACAAGTTGCGCTCTTGATATTGCCATAGTCTATATGCTCCTATTATGATGCAGAAGTCAAACCACCAGAGTTAACTTGGTTAAGGTTTTGAGCAACTACAACACTACAATAAGCTGCTGTAATGTCTTCGTTGTCTGGATCCTCAGCCGTTCTGATAACTCTCCATTGGTTTGCCGTTGCTGCTCGAGTACCATAAGTAATAGTTGAACTTGACTGTCCACTTATTTCACTACCTGCTGCAGTTACCGTTAAGCCGTACGTTTCGAAAAAGTCAGCTTGTGGAATTGCAGTATCCATAGCACCAACATAAAGTTGGAAAGGGTTGTCAAGAACAAATGCAGTTATGTCCTCGCTATTAGCTGGAGTAATCGGTTGGTTATACCAATTAGCCCAAGTAGGCTTTTTGGTAGTTGCCGCATTATAGAATATACCATTCAACACACCGATTGTTGAATTAGTAATAGCCGCTTGTGCTGTAACAACATATCCATTAACGATCCTTACGGATGTTCCTTGAAATAAGTCAGCATTGTAGGCTGCATCTATGTAATATTTACCTTGGCCCTGAGTCGAAGGTGTTGAACCTAACGTTCCTGCAGGAATTAAACCAAAGCCGGCTGTATTAGTGTTTGCCATAATACATATACTCCATTTAATTGTTTATAGGTTTAACTATAAACGGGGTTAATTTAATTCGTTGGTTTGAGAATTGTTAAAAAATTAACTTTTCTTTGTACCACCGAAGGTTACACGTGTCTGTCGATCAACATTGATCGGCATACTTGGGTGCTGTTCCCTCATGAGATCGTTTTCTACCGCTTCGTCACGAGCTTCAGTTTGTTTTTTGAAGTATTCGTCACGTTGTTTCGCGAGCTCTTCCGGTATCCTAGCCAGCAATAGGCCACCTACCCCAATCACTCCAGCGTATTTTCCGTCTTTGACAACAGGATAATCCGAATTTTCGTATTCGTCCGCTCTGACTAACTCCCATCCAGATCTTAATTTACCTGAGATGTTTTTAGTGTCATCAAAGCCAACACTTTCGGCTCTTATCCATCTGTGCCTAAAACCTTTAGGCGCTGGTGGTGCATCTAGAGAAGATGGTGGAACCCATACTTTTGGTCTTTCAGATTTAGACCTAGTTTGGTTCGCACGAGAGGTTGTTTTAGTTGTTTTTTCCATATGCTTTTACGCCTCCTTCGTGAGTTTTAATTGTTTCGCATACTCTTCAAGTGGCACACCTAATTTTTTAGCAATTGCTACCTGTGAAGGTGTGAGTCTTACAGTTTTGCGCCCAGGTTTTACACTTCTATTAGCCGAAGCAACTGTCTGAACAGGTGCGGACGTATTAACACTACCACCTTTATCAAATTTATGAGGAAAGTCAAGTCTTATTCTTCTATCAACTTCCTTATAATAATCATCTGACTTAGGATCAAAACCCTCTTTTTCCACTAGATCTTTATGGATTTCGAATGCTGTAAACGTCATTGCTCGGTCTTGACCGAACCATCTGTTTCTAGCAGCCCAATCCTCAGCTCTTGGGTCAGGATCTGGTAACTCATTAGGAGTTCTCCGTGGTAAGTATTGTTCATCAGATAATTGAGGTCTTTGTCTTGGTGCCTCAACTTCTGGTGCATTCTCTTTTACTTGTTGAATTTTTGCATTTTCAAAAGCAAGAGAAGCTATTCTTTTATTAGCTTCAACTTGAGCTTGAGCATTACCACTTTCAATAGCTGCAGCTAATTCTTTTTGTGCTGCTTCCATTCCAGTTTTAACACTTTCTTCAAGTTTTTTATTATAAGCAGAATCTCTTTTTACAAATTGAGATTCCATTTCTCTTCGCTTATATTCTACAGCTTTTGCATAATCCAAGGCCGCTGCTTCTCTACGTTCTGCTTCACGCATTTTACGTGTCAGTTTAGAGATACGACTTTGAACTCCTTTGCTGTATTCTTCTAGTTCCGAGTCTTTCTGAGATTTTTCTTGTTCCCTATTCTGAACATCATCGCTGACATCAGATTTCTTAAATGCGT